TCAGGCCAACCCGTGGATGCTGGGCGCGTACGGCGAGGCCATGCGACAGTACAGCGGCACCGGCGTGGTCAACACGTGGAGTCCCATCGACCTCAACATTTTCCGTGGCGAGGCATGGCAGTGGGATTTGTACGCCAACCCCGCCGGCGGCTCCACGCCCACGGCCACGCCAGCCCCATCCGCGCCCGTGCAGCCGAGCAAACCCCAGACCAGCACGGGTGGCATCAGCCACGTCATGCAGTGGGGAGAAACCATCTGGGGACTCGCCGTCGCCTATGATGCTTGGCCCCTGTCCGCGTGGCATACGCCAAGCGGTGACATCAACCGCTACTACGTGGGCGACGTCGTAACCTACGGCGGCGGCACCACCCCCGCACCGTCCACCGGGGTCTCCAAGGTCCTCCAATGGGGCGACACCGTGTGGGATTTCGCCACCTCCCACGGTTACAGCGTCAGCCAATGCACGGTACCCTCCGGCAACATCAACGTCTACTATCCCGGTGACGTGGTGACCTGCCGCTAAAACCAACCGATGCCGCCACCACTCCCCTGATGGCGGCATCACCACTATTTTTTTGATCGGAGCAAAACATGACCGACAACACGCCGGACACCCAACTCGAAGAAATCACGGAAACCGGCACGCCCAATATTCCCGACCATACGGCCACGCCGTACACTCCCGTATTCAATGACACGGTGCGCACCGTCATCTACGTGGTCACGCTCGTCGCCTCGGTCATCGGACTCGGGTTCATGAGCTTCGGCTCCCCCGGAATCGGCTGTTTCATCAGTACCGCCGCAGGCATCATCGCCGCAGGATTCGGAGTCGCATACAACCCGGTACGCATGGCCGGCAAGTAGTCGCAGCGAATAAATACCACCGCCCCTCCCCCAGCAGTAACGCTGGACGGAGGGGCGGTTTTCGCGTATTTACGCTTTCATGGGCGGAAGATTGAAATACAATCGGGCGATTCGCTCAGCTTCGCGGTTCTCCCTCTCATTACCAAGCAACAGAAGCCAGATGGCATTCTTCCCCGCTAGAGGAATCGGAGCCTTTAGCTGCTTTATACAGCCCTGCTCTTGTAAAAACTTTGCACCACGGCTCAGTCGGTTTCGCGCTGTCCGCGTGCGGGCCATTGTTGTTTCTGCGGCAGTGTCTAAATCATGTTCCTTGGAGGCGATGACCATGCCCATACCCTCTATCATCTTGTCCCAACCCTCCCAATAACACCAGTAGGCACGGTCTTGATATACGACGGCGTCCACATCCTCTTTGTCGATTACCTTCGAGGCCATGTAGGTCATCATCGACAAAGCCAGTAGGTCTAGCGTCTGCTTGCCGTTTTCATCAGTCTTGGAGAATTTGCCTTGGCTTGCGAGAGCATATACGCGATCTACATTGCGGTAGCCCATCTGTTCCGTCATCTTTCCTCCACGCCCTCGACTAAACTTGGGAGTGGAACTCTTGCTAGGGTTTCGTTTTTCAACCCTGTGGAGTCTTCACCTCCATAGGGTTTTTTATTCACACTCACATGATAACAGATAGTCACACCATAATGGGAATAGTGAGTCACAGTCAACGCTGATTATTGCTCACACCGACATGTGAACATACATAAATAGATACAAAAAGGCTTACATGAATATTTATACAAAAACCGATTTTTGATTTTTCGAGCGAATCACTGTCGATTCCGCCACGCCGAAACCGTTCCGCAGCCCAACCCGAAGATTTGTTGGAGAATGTTGGAGAATGACATTCCTAGACGCCGGAAATCTTACCCGAGATACGATGAGACCCCTTGCAAACATTGGCGTTCGCAAGGGGTCTCAATGCCTAATCAGCGGGCGTTTCAGCACACCTTCCACATCCAGTAACGTATAATGAAATCAACGGCTCCCACGGAAAGAACGGCGGAATTCCAACGATTTGATACGATTAGTATACCATTGGAATACCATTCGCCACGGATTGTTTGTTGGAGAATGTTGGAGAATGGAGGATGCTGAATGCCTAGGATAAGGAAAACCGGAGCGGTCTACCCCATCCGCCACGAGCAGCGGAAAACACTCAAGGACGGCACGGTAAAGACATACGTGAACTGGCAGGCCAAGGTGGACGGCCGATGGGTGTCCGCCAAGACCTACAAGGAATGCGACAGGAAAATAGCCGAAGCCCTCAAGGAGAAAACCGAATGGGGCATGGGCGTAGACCGCGCCACCCGGCTCGGCGAGTACGCGGAACGATGGTTCGAGCTGAAACGACGCGACCTGAAACCCAAGTCCATCAACAACTACGCGAGCCTCATAAGCGTGCACCTGTGCAAGTACGCGAACGAGAAGCTGGGCGAAGTGACCGCCTCGGCGGTGCAGCGCATGATAGCCAACATGCGCAACCTCGACGGTACCCCATGCTCGTACAACCGGCAGCTTGGCTTCTACAACATCCTTAACCAGATATTCAAGGCGGCGGTGGCCGACCGGCTGATACCCACCAGTCCGGTCACCAGCGCGGCAAGGCCGAAACGCAGGGACACGGGATTGGCCGGGGACCGGCGCACCATCAACGGGCCCGTGGCCGTGTCGGCGGACAGGCGCAGCGGCACGCAGGACCGCAAGGCGTTCACCGTGGAGCAGATGCAGGACATGCTCGAAGCGTCCTCCGACGACCTGTTTCTGGGGGCACGCCAATGGTGGAGGCTGCTCACCGGCATGAGGCAGGGTGAGATACTGGGAGCCACGTTGGACGATCTCGACCTGTGGCGGGACAAGACGTTGGAAACCCCGGACAGCGGCGAGATATGGATAGGCACCTACACGGTGAACTGGAAACTGGAAAGCCTCGACAAGGAGCATGGGTGTGGGGAGCCCGGCAGGGACGGAAGATACCCGTGCGGTTTCAAACGGCCTTCGAGCTGTCCCCGATACCGGTGGAGGGTGCCGGACGGATACGACATGATACACCTGTGCAAGGGGTACGCTTTGACGCCGCCGAAGTCCGCGAGAGGCAAGGTCGTGCCGATAATCCCCCAGTTGGGCACCGTCGTGCACCGGTATCTGGAAGCCACGGAGAATATCATCCCGAACCCGTATAACCTGATATTCAGGACGCGCGAGGGTATGCCGTTGGCCGCGTTGGATGACAGGGCCTCGTTCCGCGACCTCATGCGCAGGGCGGGCATACCCGACTACGAGAACCGGTACGGGCATGAATGCCGCAACTCCGTCGTATCGCTCCTGTTCCACATGAAGGTTGATCCCGGCATCATCCAACGCATCGTCGGCCATTCGAGCATAGCCATGAGCGAGCATTACCGCACTGTGCCCGTGGAGGATTTGATGCGAGGCATGGAGACGATAAGCGACGGGCTTGGCCTGAAGCAGATCGAATGGAAGGCGTGAACTGGCGCGCCGAAACTTGCCGGCCATACAATGGAAGAGTAAGTTAATCACCTTGAATGTCCAGCGGAAGGAACGTTACGGAGGCGCACCATGACAAGCATATTCGACGTGGCCGCTTACGTGCTGGACAAGCTCGGCGTCATGACCACCATGAAGCTGGAAAAGCTCTGCTACTATTCACAGGCATGGTCCCTCGTATGGGATGAACGGCGTCTGTTCCCCGAGCGATTCGAGGCATGGGCCAACGGCCCGGTGTGCCCCGACCTATACCATGCGCACAAGGGCATGTTCAAGATCACGCGCGGCGATATTCACGGCGACCCGTCGAACATAGACGAAGACGGCACCAGCACCATAGACGCGGTGTTGAATGCCTACGGGAAAATGGGAGCCTACCAGCTCAGCGAGCTTACCCACAGCGAACGCCCGTGGAGGGATGCGCGAGGCGATCTCCCGCAGGGAGCCATCTGCAACACCGAGATAACTGAAGCGGCCATGGCCGAATACTATGGGAGCCTTACCGACTAGTGGGCCACCGCAGCAAAACCAAGAGCATCAAGGCCAAAGCCCCGAGCTCTTCAAAACGTGTGCCCGCGCATCGCGTGGCGAAAAGCTATCATGTCCCCGAATCCGCCACGGAGATTCCCAAGGATTCCGTGAACCGTCGCATCGTATTCCGTTTCGACTGCGTTGACCTTGAGGCCGACTGTCCATGGTCGCTCGCGCACATGAGCGACGAGGAGCATCGACTGCTGCTGTTGAAGATGCGTGACTTCGAAAAGGCGACGGTGGGCGAGATCATTAGCCCCTCATATCAGGCGTTCACCTGCTACCCTGATTTCACCCAATGCCCCAACCAGACGCCACAGGACCGGCTGGCGAAATACTATGAACGCGAAGGCGATGCGTTGGCCCGGTTCCGATTGGGTGGAACCGAACGCCTGTACGGTTTCCTTGTAGGCAACGAGTTTCACATTCTCTGGTGGGACCCGAACCATGAGGTATGGCCCTCCACTAGGAAACACACCTGACCATCATATTGTAGTGGTATACAAAATGGTCCCGTCCTCCAATACGGGAGGAAAGGTCGGGGAACAGCCTGGCCCCGGTCGGAACCGAAATTGACACCATGCGTGCCGCTAAGCATAATTGAAGTGTCTCATGAAACGTTAATAGCCAACCGAAATAAGCAAAACATACTTGGATGGTGAGCGTCTGGTATGCGTCAGGTGCCGTGGTCCGTAACAGGACCACGGCACTTTCTTATGCAAACGCAATGGTCTCGTCCTCCAATACAGGAAGACGGGACCATTAATGCCATTATGCTGTGGAATCAGGCACTGGCATGTCCAGCTAAAGGATATTCCCAGCCATGTCCGCTCTCATTGCCATAGACCAAGTATCCATCCGTTGACGGAAGATCAAACAGCACCTTGCCTTGAGCCTTCACCCCTTGGCCTATTATCTGGGGAAGCCGCTGATTTTCGGGTAGGCATGTGTAGGTTGTTATCTTTGAACTGGTTCCATCGAGATTGCCGTTCCACTGGGTGCCATCATTTTGAATATACGTCCAATAGCCGGGAGCGCCCAGTCCCAAAGGCCCATAGGAATCCGAATCAAAATCGGAAGTTGTTTCAACGGTGATGTCCAGAACGACGAAATGACCGTTTGCAGGGCTTGTTTCAGCTCCTTCGTAAGCCGGGACGCATGGTGCGTCAAGGGTTATGTTGGTTACGGTCCATGAAGCGAGTAGGGTTTTGTCTGCCTGACTCTTATAGATGCTGGCAGTGTCGCCTATTCGTTTGATGAGGTTGCCTCGGCTGCTTGTCTTGGGCTTCTCCGTTTGCTGAGGTTTTGCCTTTTCCGGTTTCTTGTAGTCCTTGGACGAGGCGGCTTCATCAGTATTATTGCGGATTGCTGTGTTCACGGCAACGGCAACTCCTACCGACAGCGCCACCACGACAATCGCCGCAACCAGAAGCTGCCACCATTTCAGGGTGACGGTACCCTTGCCTTCAGTCTTGTGCGATGGGTCCGGTACGGGTGGTTGTTGTGGCTCGCTCATTATTATTCTCTTCTCTTCATTGGTTGGGTACCTCTATTGTATCCATTAAGCGTGTTGTTCGATTGCGATTATCGACATTGAGGTGCATAATCAGAATCATGGAATCGAACAAATGTTCTATCGGATTGACGGAACCGCCGTCTGAGATGAGCCTTGCTCGAATCAACGTGAACGAAAAAGAGGTCCGCCCATCCCGCGAAGAACCGGCGAACCTCTCAGTATTGCCACACCACCAGAAGGAGGCGCGACATGAGCTAGTCTAACACTATTCGACTCGCCTGCGGCCTACCGAAGCGGCTATGAGGGCAAGGGAATCAGGAAGCCCGACCATCGGCGCGATGATATCCAGCTCGGAAATCAGGAATGACTTTTTTCCCGTCAACCGATCGCTGACATAGGACTGGGCCTTTCTGCCTATCGCTTTTGCGATATCCATCTGAGTGAGATGCTTGTCCTTCATTCTCGCGTCAAGGTATGCACCTATTGCGATATCTGTGTTTGAGATTTTTGCGTTCATAACAAACAGTATATCTCATATAACATATCTTGTCGGGCGTGTCGTTCTTTGACATATCTTAAATAAGATATATAGTTGTAACCAGCAAATCGGAATACGGTACAAACACATTGTTAAATATCGTATATAAGATACGGAGACTTCATGGACACCAACGCATTCATCTCGCAGGCAATATCAGTACGCCTTCTGCGAATCAAGAAGAAGCAGTATCAGCTCGCGTCCGAACTGAATATCGACCAGACAGTGCTTAGTCATTACATGACCGGCAAAAGCTCTTGGAACGCCAAGATAATGGACCGCATTGCCCCTCTCCTCGGTTGGGGCTCTGCTGTTGACATCGCGATTGCCGCAGAAGAGGAACGACAGATTATGCGGTCGATTCCCCCTTCTGAGTCTCCCAAGCCAGAAGCTGAGCAGCGTCTTTCTGAGTCTCCTGTATTGGAGGTAACAGCATGAGTACAGAAAACATGGAAGCCCCTGAGATTTACAGCGGAAAGGTAGGAGTAGAGATCGTACCGGATATGCGCAAGCTCAGGAGCTTCGCCAAGGACTTCATCGCCCTCGTGGACAGTTACTGGCCGGAGGAAACAGGTAGTCCCTTGGCCACGCAATCCAGGCAGACCGGCAACTGTGATTCGCCTACACCGGACATGTCCTCGACTTCGGCACCACAGTAATAGCAGCGATTTCCGTTCTGCTCCTTCACAGCACGAACGGCCATCTGTTTCAACCGGTCATCGAAGTCCTTATTGAACTTGACGAAAGCCATATTCACCTCCTCTCAATGAATCGAGACATTATGAACACTTCGAATCGTAGTCTGACCATCACGGAAACCGAGTAACCCATGTTTGGTTTCAACAAACGTTCCGAAGAGCCGGAAAACCTGTATGAAGAGCCACCCGTACCGGAGATCAAGCCATGCCCCATCTGCGGCAAGACCCCATCGGTCTACTGCGCCGGATGCTCAATGCTCGGAAGCGGTGCCAGCACCAGGTACTGGAATTGCCGGTGCATCGACTGCGATTATCCCAAGCGTCCTTCCGGATTGAGCGTCAATTACTGTAATAAGGCCGACGTTGCCGACCATTGGAATGAGTTGGCGGACCGGTCTGAGAAAACACTGGACGCACCTCTTCCCGAATGCCCCATCTGCAATAAGCGTCCGACGCTTGTAGAGATCGTCGGCAAAGGAATGGTCTACGACTGCGGATGCGATTGCGTGAGTATTTCAAGCCCCTCCCTCAACCCGATAGAAGTCAAGAAAGACTGGCTGAGAGAAGCCGCCCGCAGAGCGGACTACCTGAGAAGGCTTCGCTCCTGCACGGATGTGCTGTCAAGAAATTAACAAGTCTTGCCGCAGTGGGTCGTTTTTTATCCACCTATCGACTACAGGCAAATAAATACCATACTGCGATCTGCTGCGGCAACCATCGGCCGGAACCCTTCGGGGTGTCTGGACACGCACCATCGCCGCCACACCATAGGACTCGTCATCCATCTCTCAGAAACCAGAAACACGGTGGCGGCAAGGACGTTCTCGGTTCGAATCCGAGTCCGGCCACGCGGAAAGGACATGTCATGAACAGGAAAACGTATGGGGCTCACTGCTCCGGCTGGCAGCATTCACCTGATGAACGCCGGCACCGGCATGAGAACACGAAGACAATCACTTGTCTGACGTTGGCGGCGACCGGGTTCCTGATTCTCTCACTGCAACCCTATGCGGGCCCGTGGAGCATTCTCGCAGGCTTCATGTGCTGTTCGCCCGTCATGCTCTCGTTCGCATTGTCGAAAGGAACACAAAAATGATCTGGTTCATACTCGCCGTAATACTCCTGCTCATCGGAGTCGGCATGATAGCCGTCGCACTCGCCAACGGTGGCGACGGAGCCGGTTTCGGCTTCATTCCCATCATCGTCGCCGCACTGTTGATGATTCCGGCATGCCTATACTCGCTGGACGTAGGCGAGGTGGCCGTCATCCGCAACATGGGCGGCTCCGTCGCCGGTCATGCGGAGAACGCGGGCTTCCATGCGAAGGCGCCGTGGCAGTCGGTCATCAAATACGATACGCGCAACAACCTCATCAACTTCTTCAAGGACACCGACTACAAGTACGACGGCGGCAGCGCGGAAGGCAAGGAGATCACGGTCAACGACCGTAGCGGTGCCAGCGCGAACATCGACATTCAGGTCAACTATTCGCTCGAACCGTCCGCCGCTGAAATGCTCTACTCGGAATACGGCAAGCAGACCACGTTCACGCAGAACTACATCGGCAACGACCTGCGCAGCGTGGCCCGTGAAACCTCCGGCAAGTTCGACACGATCACGATGCTCACCGACCGTGGCAAGTACACGAAGGCCGTGCAGGACGCGCTCACCTCGAAATGGAAGAGCATCGGCCTGACCGTCGAACAGGTGTCCGTGCAAGACATCCGCTACCCGAAGTCCATTACCGACAGCTACGCGCAAGCCCAAGCCGCCGAGGTCGCCAAGCAGAAGGCGAAGAACGAGCAGGAGACCGCGAAGGTCGAGGCCGAGACGAAGCGCATCAAGGCGCAGGGCGAGGCCGACGCGAACAAGGTGCTGAACGATTCCCTGACCGACAACGTGCTCCGGCAGCATTACATCGACGCTTTGAAGAACGCCGACCAGCTGATCGTCACACCCGAGGGCTCCAACACCCTCATCCAACCCAAATGATTCTTCCGGGCGGGGTTCTTTATTCCTTTACTTCCTCGTCCGGTGGCAGCCAAGCGCATGGTGCCGCACCTACGAAGCCTTCCAATGGTCATGGACTTCTCCAAGGTGCACCGGGTTCGACTCCCGGCTTGGCGCTCAGAAAAATTTAACCCCTTCGCGTCCTTGCGTCGGAAACCAATAAAAGGGTTTCGGACGTGTCAGCACCGGCGTAGAAGGACAACCAAATAATCAAGCCCAGTGGAGGGAAACAATCATGGAACTCACCCCATTCGACCGTATGAGACTACTCAACACGGAGGACGCCGACTGATGGCATCTGATTTCAACTCCATCGCCAAAGCCATCCGTTATCTCGGTGATTGCGTCCGTTATCTCGCGGACAAGTATGTGGCCGTGAACGATCGCGTGTACTCGGATTGGAACGAGGCCTCGAAGGTCGTGGGAGACGTTGGCCGTGACCATGTGGCCGATTATGCGGAGGCCTCTCACAAGCAGGGCAAGTCGCGTACTTGGCGTCACAGTCACCTGATGGAACGCGAGGAACAATTGTCCATGCAGTCGAGGGGTTCTCATGTTGACCCCGAATGATGTCCGGCATAGAAAGTTCCGCACGTATCGTTCCCTGCTTTACGGAGAGGTCTACGACGTGGAGGACGTTGACGATTTTCTCGACTTGGTGGCCGACACCATCAAGGTTTTAGGCAAGGAAGTACTCAAAGCAAGAAAGGAGTGGCAATGACCGTCGAGCAGATGGCCGATGACGATTACTTCGCGTTTGACGCGGTGGACCAGACCGCGTTGAAGAAGTATCTGGTCAGCCCGTTGGCGTATTCGCAGTATCTGACCGGCGAGCATTCGTCCTCCCCCCAGTTCGAGTTCGGGAAGGCGGCTCACAGTCTCATATTGGGCAGTGGCCCCGAGGTGCTGGTGAAACCGAACCTACGCACCAAGGAAGGCAAAGCCAGGTATGCGGAGACATTGAAACTGCATGAGGGCGAGGATATCGTATGGCTTTCCCCCGATGATGTGGAGAAGGTCGAGGCCATGCGGGACATGGTTGGAGATTTCTTCACGAAGCTGGATGGTCAGCCGGAGGTGGCGATGATCGCCGCCGACCCTGATACCGGATTGTTGATTAAGGGCAAGGCGGACTGGTTGCCGTCCACTCCCGACCCGGATGGTGTGCTGCGTATCCGTGATTACAAGACCACGGTGAAGTCGCCGGACGAGTTCGAGCGTTCCTGCTGGCAGTACGGGTATCACATTCAGGCCGCGTTCTACATGCGTCTCTACCGGTTGACGATGCCCGAATATAAGGGGCCGTTGGGGTTCGAGTTCGTCGTGCAGGAGAAGAACCCGCCGTTCGACTGGATGCGCTACGAGATTCAGGAGGATTCGCCCATCATCACCGAACTGGCGGAACCGAAGATAAACCACGCCTTGCAGGGCATCAGATGGTTCCGTGACAACACGGAGGACCCGTTGGAGGCCATGAGGGCCTACGGGTTGCCTAAATACCCGAAGGATGTCGTGTTCCCCGACTGGAAGCTGTTGGAGGAAGAGGAGGAGATTGAATCATGGCGGTAATTAAGAAGGACGCTCGGGGCGGTCGTGGCACGTATGCGACCCTGGCTCAGGTCGTGAACTATGTGGACGAGCAGGGGTTCGACCTGCAATGGCCGACCCAGTTGGTTGACGGACGCCTGTATGTGGATACGGCCGTCAGGAAGAAGGGCACGGACAAGTGGATTGCCAGTAATTGTCTTATCCCGGTCGAGGTGGGTGATTCGCGTGGCATGAGCGTCATGCAGGCCCTCGGTTCCGCATTGACGTATGCGCGACGCTACAGCACTTGCGGCGCGTTCGGACTGGCGACCACGGATGATGACGGTGAGACGAGCGGCTACAAAAAGCGTTCTGTCAAGGGTATGACCGACGAGCAGAAAACACAGATCGACCGGATTCTTGAAGACTGCAAGATTCCGGTGGGTCAGGAGAACGGTTTCATCGGCAATGTCCTGCAAACGCAGGTCGCTTATGGCACGTTGACCGAATATCAGGCGCAACGGTTCATCGACGCTTATCGACAGCATAACGACAAGGTTAAGGAGGCTCCCAGTGAGCAGTGAGATTGGTTTGAACGACGTGAAGCCGGGCATGTGGGTTGAGTTTGATGATGCGGACGGGCATTATGCGGGCGAACTGCATGAGATGAAGAACCAGGAAAGCATGGTGGACGTTCTCATCATGAGTATGGGCCATAAGCCGCCACTGTACATCGAGACCGAGGATGAAGGCAATCTCGTGGTTTTCTTGGATTTTGGCGATGGGTACAGTACCGGTTCCGCTCGGAACGTGCATGTGTACGAGTCGAAGCCCGAGACGGAATCCGTCAAGCAGGCTGAAGATGATGACAAGAAACCGTTCTGGAAAGGCAAGACCTGCGGGGAGCTGGAAGGGCTGCGTGTCAAGATAACGTGGAATAACGGCGACACGATGACCAGTACGCTCGACATGGTGGGAAACGTTGCTCATTGCGTCTCTCTTTCTCCCGCCATTCGTTCATCCTCGACTTTCGTCCCTTACTCCGGTATCAAGTCCATCGAACTGGTGGATGATGCTTTCCGTGAGCGTATCACCGATATCACGAAGGTTCGCCCCGGCGACAAAGTGGTGGTGAAGAACGGCAACGAGTACACGGTGAAGAAGACGGATTCTGACCGTATTGGCGGACAGACCCTGTGCCTGAGTATCGGGGAGCTCGGCTTTCCGGACGGGTGGTGGATAGATGACTCCTTTTTCCAATATGCGTACCGCGGACCGTACACGATGGATGACCTTCCGAAGGAGCCGGGCTTCTACAAGGCTCGCACCGAATCGGTGTGGAAGCATGACGGCAAACGTTGGATGCCGGTGCTCTCCCATGATGGCACCATCGCCCCCGCCTTCCCATGCCAGTCCCAATCCCGCAGCCAGTTCTTCAAGACCAGTGTCCGGGATGATCGTTTCCCGTTCACGAAGGTGGAGGCGAGCTTCGAGTGACTTTCACCCCGAGGCCGGGCTGCAAGTGCGCCAGATGCCTGTGGGCTCACGGGGACAAGATCACGCTCCCCCAATGCCCCACATGCGGTGCCGTTGATTGCGCCGGAGCCCAATCACACATGCTGGTCTGCAACAGGCGGGCCATGGAGAAACACAAGACGAACAATTACAGGAGGAATGCGTAATGGCCGGAGAACCAAGCATCGAGTTTACCGGATATGCGGGAGAGATCAAGGATTTTCAGGATTCCAGTATTCTCAACGTCAGCGTCCATCCGGGTTACACGGATAAGAACACGAACCAGTGGGTTGACAAGGAGCCTCAGTTCTATGGTGTGCGTCCCTTGTCGAATCAGGCGAAGGATGCTTTGAATCAGGTTCGCCAGTTGAAGTCCCAGCCGAACATGAGCGTGAAGGTTCTTGTGAACGGCAGCTTGTCCAAAAGAGTGTCGGAAAAGGATGGGAAACGGTATGAGAATTGGGATGTCGCGGCCCGCACCATTGCGGTGTTGAGCGCGAAACCCAAGGCCCAGCAGTCTGGTTCCCAACAGTCGCAGCAGCAGTATCAGCAAGGATTCCAGCAGCCGCAACAGGGATTCCAGCAACCGCAACAGCAGTATCAGCAGCCTACGGACCCGTGGAGCCAACCCCAGGACGAATACGGAAATGGGCAGATCTAACCCGTCCCAACACGTCAAGGATTTGGTGGACGCACGCGACCAATACCGGTGCGTCCGCTGCGGCAAACCATTCCATTGGAGCGGTTTCAGCCGGCATCATCGCAGACTCCGGTCACACAAGTGGCCGGGACTGCATGAGGCGTCGAACCTCATCTTGGCGTGTGGGAGTGGCGATACGGGATGTCATGGGTGGATTCACGCCCATCCGCGTGAGGCCATGAGCTTGGGGTACATCGTGAGCGGTTTCAACGATCACCCCGAACTGGTGCCGATTCTCACCGCCCAACATGGTTGGGTGCTTCTGGACGATAAGGGAGGTTGGACGCGATGCGAACCGCCAAAAATGGCGATATTAAGAGCGCTTACGTTCTCACCCTAGGAATGGGCGATGACCTGTTCGTCCCGGAAGCCGACATCGAGTCTATCGAATTGGTGGATGACCCCAAGTACGAGCGTATCGACAACATCGAGGACGTGCACGCGGGCGATATCTTTGTCGCCAAGAGCGGCAACCGCTATGACATCCGGTGCGTTGATCCGAGGCGTGGGCGTCCCGTTTTCGGAGTCAGCATCGAGGGTGAGGTGAGCGAGTGGATTGGCTCTAAGTCATTCGCCTACGCTCTCCGTCTGAAGCTGAGACTGCCCGACGAGCCTGGCCTGTGGTTGGACAAGGATGATAACACGTGGACGATGCGTGATGGCAGCGTGCAGATGACATGCATCGGCGCTGATGACTGGTGTTTCACGCGCGCGTGGTTCTTGCCGGATAGCGTACAGGTTCTAAACGCGGCCCCGTTCCGTCCGGCCAAGGTGGTGGAAGCATGAGCAATCGTATCGTCAAATTGCCTCCGGTTGAATCTTTCGGCCGTCTCACGCCCGACAAGTGGCTGTTGTTGAAGACGCTTGAGGAGGCGGCGGAGATGGTGGAGGCCGGGAAACAATACCTGAAAGCCAACGACCCGACAGACCCGAGCGGCATTGGCCGGGAGTTCGATGATCATGCGAACTGCCTCGCCTGCTTCGGGGTGAACGTGGGCGGCGAGCTCGGCGATGACCGGGACAAGGCGAAAGCCGGATGGATAGGTTACGTGCGCGACCAGCGCCGCCAAGCCATGCTCGGCGAGCTCGCCGACGTGTTGCAGACGGTCGGCAACCTGATCACCGCGTTCGACATCACCGACGAGGAACTTGCTCAGTCTATGGATGATTGCCTTGTTCGCAATCAGGAACGAGGTCGACTGTGAGCATCATCAGCAGTGAGGCGAAGTGGGCTGTCCTCCAACGAGTTGTCCGTCTATCCCCCGAGGAAATACGTGGCACGACCAAGGGCAAGGAATACGAGGCCGGTTTTATCGCCGGAGCCACGCGCCGGCCCACGAACGAGGAAATCGTAGCCGGGGCGAAAGCGTTCTACGAGGCGTTGAAGCCCGACTCTTACCCCCAATGGGATTCTGACTGCGCGTTGAGGGCCGAATACTACGACGCCATGCGACTCGCAGTCAAGGCAATACAAGGAAAGGCAACGGAAGAATGAATCTTTTAGGTGAAACCAAGAGTGCGATATCACGAAGCGGGCATTCGACCGATGACGTTCGATTCGTCGGCTCCCGCGACGAGAAGCTGGGAATTCCGTGGAGTCAGGCCGAACCGGTGCTTGACATCGATTACGACGACGGCTACGGCTCTCAGGAGATAGCCGCCGATCTGGTCGTGGTGTTCACGGATGGCGGGTTCCTGCGCCGCGAGGAATACGACGGCAGCGAATGGTGGGAGTACGAGCCACCGTTCAGAGTCCCGGAGACGCAGAAGCCGTTCAAACTCGTGAAGGCGCTCAGCTATTACACACAGTTGCTTGTGGACATCAATTACCCGATGAAGGCAACGGAGGAATGAGCGACATGAGGAGCTTCATCAAGGTTAGCCATGAACGTTTCACTTTGATTCTGCGCAAGGGGATGCTCCCGTTCCACTGGATTGCGGAATCCCACGTCTACCCGGACAAAGGTTATGTCACGGCGGTGCGAGAGCGCGCCAACTACGGCGCAGTATGGGCGTTGAGCAGCATGGGCGCTCTCGATCAGGTCATGCCCTCGATCTGGGAGGACATCAAATGGTTGGACGAAAGGATGGACTGATGCGTGTGCATCGTCCGAGACTACAAAACCAAACCGAAGGAGACAACCAATGAGTGATTACAAGCAGCGGATGATCCGCGAACATCGAGAATTGCAGGAGCGTATCAGCAAGCTGGCGCACATGCTTGAGGGCTACGCGGAGGGCACGTTGGACTTCACGCCCGCGTGCTCCTTCCAGCTCCTTGAAAGCCAATTGTACGCGATGGGGACATACGCGAACATCTTACAGGAGCGTGCGCGTATCGAACAGGTGGATTTGAACGCGCCTCTTGAGGGAGGTGAGTCTGGTGAGGTTCCACAGGATTAGCCCGTGTCCCAAGTGCGGGGGCAAGGTCAAGGTGAAATGGGAGGCGTATCAGCTTCTGTCCGCGCTGATTTTCAAATGTGGGGAATGCAAGTACACGTGTCTTATCGGAATGCGGGAAAGACCCAAAATGCCGTGGACGCTCACGAAGGAGTGGATACTCGCCGCTTCCATCCGTCGTTGGAATGCGATGTGCAACGGCGACCGGAAATACAAGCTGATTCGCGAGAGTCTGGGAGGCAGACGATGAGAGACAAGGCGATGCCGTTGGGCAAGAAGTTCAAGGTCCGGTTGACCATCACACCGGAGGAAACCGGAACGCCCGTGGACATGCTGGGATTCACATTCACCAGCGGCCGGAACGGGCGTATGGAACTGGACACAGAGTACAACAACATTCCCAAACTGGCTGATGACGGGCTCGACTCACTGTCGATTCTCGTGATCCTCAAAACACTGGAGATGTGGGCCCAGAAGGGATATGAGCTGTTCCAGCCCATCGCTCAACGATTTCACGGAGACGGACGATGAAGGCGACGAGGGGGACGGACGTGGAGATCGAACGACGGTGCGGCATGGTCACAGGTGCCTCCTGCGGGAATGTGACCCTGAGCTGGATTCCCGGAGACGGCCGAAACGGCACCCGCTCATGGGTGCTGGCCACTCATGATGGCGACAGCATCCGCCGCATCCGGTTGAGCCGGAACGAGCTCGGCGACCTGGAGGACATCCTCCAATCAATCGCGAACGAGGAGAAGGAACTGCGAGGTGGACGATGAGCACTCTGGATATTTTGGGTAACACGAGCGAGCAGGCGGATTCGATACGTCTGATGCTCAAAGTGCGGGGCATGAAGGACGGTCGTTTCATCGACGCCGACCCGCTCATTATCCTCAAGGCCGACAATCATCAAGGTTCCGACAGGTGGGACGTGTATGTCAGCAAGACGGTGTATCCGACCGCCGAATCGTATGGCACGCTCGCCGGCGTGCTGAGGATGCTCGCCGACGACGTGGAGATCATGGCGCGAGAGAAGGAAATGGGAGGCGGACAATGAGCGGACACGACGAAACAATTCATCCAGACTATATTCCCGAGGATTTCAGGGAACTGCTGCGCATGGCTTGCGATTCCGTCTGGGAACAAGGCGAGTTGTACAGCGAAGACCTGTTGCTGGCGGCTTTCAAACCCGCCATAGACGAACACGACCGGCAGATAGCCGAACAGGCATGGGAGAACGGATATATCCAAGCCCTCAAGAACATGAACCCCATGCCCGGCGAGGAACCGCCCGAATACACGCCAAACCCATATCGAAAGGAAAACGCATGAACGAGATTCAGCTTACAGACCATTTGGTTGCGCATATCGGCGCGGAAGGCACCTGCGGCCGTTATCAAGCCAAAATCTGCGAAGACGGCAACTTCAGAGACTTCCTGTACGCCATGAGCCTCAAACGTCTCAAGCGCAAATGCGAGAAGTATGCGAAGCGTGAACGCAAGGCCATCGCATATGTCGCCACGCTCAAGGAGGAATCATGAGCGTAAGTAGTCTCAAAACGCGAAGAAGGAATTGAATTGAGCGGCTGGCGTGACAAGGCCGCGTGCCGTGACATGGACCCTGACCTGTTCTTCCCAACCACGTCCAGCGAGGAACGATTGGCGCTCAAGGCCTGCGCCCAATGTCCGGCGATATGCGAATGCGCACGGTACGCGGCGCAACACGACAGAATCAGCGGCTACCCATTGCAAGGCGTATGGGGTGGCGTGAACAGGAGCAGAAGAAGGAATCGAAATGAGTGACAAGGATATGGTCACGGTTTACGAACGACGTGACGGCAGCAAACCCGGATTATGGTCCGTGTACTGGTATTTGGGGTGGGACATGTTTTTCTCGTTCTCCCTCGCGGTGGGCATCACGTCAAAGAATACGATGATGGCCATTGTTCAAGCGTTTTGTCTGCTGGTTTTTCTTGGACTCACCGTCTGGCAGTTGAACCATCTGACTTGGAGCATCACCGATTATCGGGTGCGTATCAGCTCTAATTTGGAGAAGGGGGCTCATGTTGAGCAAAGCGAAAAGTAAAGCATGGCAACTGCTCATTGAAGACTCGAACCGTCCGGCAGAGGAGATTCGCTTGGCTACCGGACTTCGGGTCGATGTGATCGAGCAGATGCGCGGAGACGTGCAAAAACGACTACGAGACAACCCGGAGTTCTGATTATGAGACCGAGTTATCTGCCCGTCCAGTACGAGCATTGCCCGTACTGCGGAGGAATCTTGAACGTATTCGGGGACTGCGTGGACTGCCAGTTTCACGATGACCCGACTGAATGGTGGATGGACGAATGAGCCGACAGAAAGCCAAAGGCACACTGCTTGAATCCAAGGTGGTCAACTATTTGCGCGCCCGGTTGGGTGACAGCGAGCAGACGATACACCGTGAGGTGTTGCATGGGACGAAAGACCAGGGCGATATCACCGGTCTGCGTATCCACGGCCAGCCGGTCGTATTGGAGTGTAAAAACTACAGCACCTATACGGGGAGACTCAAGGAGTGGATGCAGGAGGGCCGTACCGAGGCGGGTAACGCGGACACACCTTACTGGTTCGTCGTGTTCAAACAGAAGGGTCTCGGCTTGAACACGTTGTCAAGCATGGACAACCAGCCCGTGCTCACCGACTTAAAGACCCTCGCATTGATAGCAGGACATGGAATCATCGAAGGAGACGAAGAATAAGCTACGACCTGTTCATAGTGGACAAGGATGTGCCGGAACCGGAATGGTTTGACGTATGCGAACGGGACGGCGAGCATGTGCGGACCGCTCATGGCCATTATTTCAACTACACGTATAATCTATCCGCGTTTTTCACCGATTACAAGGTCCATCCTAAGCATGACCTGGACGGGTTGACGGCCGGGGAGGCCGCAGCCCGTATCGACAAGGCGTTGAAAGACATCTACTTGGAACCATTGTATGTTTTGCGCGGCAAATACAATCCGCCGAACTATTGGGGCAGCGTGGACAGCGCCATCGCATGGTTGAAACTGATATACGACTATTGCCGGGAACACCCGGACTATATCGTGAGGGAACGCTCCTAAGGAGAAATGATGGAAGATAGGAAACTCGTTGATTTCGCCCGTTGGCTGAACGATCATCCGGGCGAATGGAATCTTTGGCCGTATCTCATTCCCATACAGGCCGACCGCAGGGATACCGTCGCATCGATGAGGCTTGTCATGGAACGCATCAAAAACCATCAGTACGACGAGTTCCGCGTGGACACCGTATTGCTCGAATACGAACTATTCAACGGTTTCATGGGCTTCGACAACGGTGGCGTGCATGAAAACGGTCTCGCGTTGAAGATGAGGCTCAAAGCATGACCGCGCGTGGAGATGACCGCAAACTCATGCACTGGATAGCCTCGCACGGCTACACGGTGGTACGCGCCGGCAGCGGCCACTGGAAGATATTCGATGACGGCGTGCTGCTCACGGCGACGAGCGGCACGCCCTCGGACTGGCGAAGCCGCCACAACTTCATACGAGATTTAAGGAGACGAACATGTTCAATCTAGCATCGAAGATTCGGCACTGCTGCCCCCTCTACGGATGTGTCCCGCTCATATTCGAATGGAGAGGCCGCTACATGTTTTTCTGCACCCACTTGGAAGCCCCTTATGCCGATACGAGAGAGGAAGCATGGGATAAGTGGTGCGGAATGGTTGAGAACATTTGGGAAAGGGACAGGAAATGACCTGGATCATACGAAATTCTGGAAGGCACGCATCAAATCGTTTGAAGCATTGAACCAGATTATCGAACGCATTGGAAGGGAGGATTTGCCCGACTGGATGCTGGAGAAATACATGGAGCAACCACCGAAACCAGGGAGACGGTAATGAGAGAAGAAATACGAGTGGGGACCAGCTGCATCACATTCCATGTGACGGCGTTCGCATCGCCGATTGATATTACAAGAGGAAGGACGAGAAATGAACGGTGTGTTAGAACTCCTCCCGCATGACATGGGTCTGCGCGTGGAACTTGATACGAACGAAACATACTACCTGAAAAGCGGATGGGCGGAACGCTGTGACGGGATTTATGGGCTTGCTTGCGGATACGTGGATTATGCCGAAGGCATTACGTGGTTTAAAGATCCGGCTCGCATCGCGATCATGAACAGCCACGTGAAGCTGGCAGTCCCATGGGAGGAACCTGAAACCGAAACCACCAAGCAAAGCGAGGACGCGAAATGACGATTGACGAACTGCATGATTACTGCCGTTACCTCTTCGACGAGAACCATGTGCATGGCGTGCCTGACAAGTGGAGCGAAGGCTACGAGTTCGCGCTCAGCCTTGTCATGTTCAAGTGCCATGAGGGATTAACAGACGAAGACCGCAAGGCTGTAGCCGACTGGCGTGAAAAACATTGGAAGGACACGAAATGAGCAGGACTGATACCACCGCCATGCTGTCACAACTGGTGGAGAGAGGTAGACGATGAGCGGGACCCGCCGATATCGTAAGCTCTCCGCCGAGACGTTGGGCACGCTGCTGAGGCTTATCTCTGAGGATGAGTTGACGCCGAAGCAGATCGCGGAGCGCGCCGGAGTGTCACGCCAACAGGTCTACGAGTACCGGACGAAACTCAAGAACCATGAGCAGACCGCGCCGTTGACCGACATGTCCACGCTTGTGATCCATCAGCGAGTCGTCTTCCGCCCGGACATGACCAACGAGAACCCGGATGACGTGAACGGGCCGAGCCTCATCGACCCGGACAGCAGCTTCGACTGTTCCCGATGCGGCCAGTCCATGAGCCGTGACTGGTTCACCATCGAGGGCAACCGAATCAAACCGGATTTCCGCTATTGTCCCGGCTGCGCGGGCGTGGCTACCCCATACAGGGACGACGCGATAAGCCCCGATGTGAGGGAGGCCGGAGATGGGCGACTGGCGTGACAAGGCCGCTTGCCGGGACATGGACCCTGACCTGTTCTTCCCCGCCACGCGGCGGAACATGCACGGATAAACGGCTACCCGTTGCAAGGCGTATGGGGCGGGATAAACAGAAGCAAAGGCAAGAACTACAGGAACGACGAAACGGAGATGTGGGAATGAGCATCGCGGATGATGAAGCTGAGAAGGCGTATCCGACCCGCTACTGGGAAGGAACGCATGTCAAGGAACAGTTTTACTGCGACACGGACGATTTGCAGGAAGCTTACCTGCGTGGCCGCAACGCACCACCCACGAATGCAGAGATTGAGGCCGTGGCGAGACAGCTCTGCTGGAACAGCTGCAAATGGGATGGCGTCGATAGCTACGCGGCGAAAGACGAGGATGACGCATGGAATTATGCCGGTGAGATTCCCGGCTTCCATGAGGAATATATCCGACAAGCCAAGGAACTACTCGCACTGGCGCGGAAGGCGGTAAACGAATGAGTTGCATTGGCAAGGCCGCAACACTCGCCATCGCCGCCGCCGTACTGTTCTCCGTACTGTTCTTCGCCCTCGTTGCCTATCTCGGCTGGGCTGAAGAAACGGCGAACACCATCATCCTCCGCGACGGCAGCCGATCATACGCATGCCAGACCAGCAGAATCTCACAAGCGCCACACAACTGCAAACCGGTCAAGGAGAAATCATGAGCATCGGATACGTGGAATGCGCCCACTGCGGCGAGACTGTGGGCACATATTACGTGACATGCCCCCTACTGCGGGTACAAGCTCGACAAGCCGGAACCGTTCTTCCCGCTCTCCCTCGACTAGGACGCGAACCAGCCCGGAAAGGAGATTGACCGATGGCAAGGCGCGGATACGTGCAGCTCGTCAACGGCTTCTACATGAATCGCAAGGTGCGAAAACTCAGGCACACATGCCCGAGCGCGATAGGTGCGTTCACGATGATGCTTACCTTCTGCGGAGATAATCTTTCAGACGGTCATATCAGTGAAGATGATGCGCTTTACGTGCTGGATATCACCGATTCAGAACTTGAGGCACTGTGCAATGTCGGCATGATCGAACCGGACGGGAACAACGGGTACTATATTCACGATTATCTTATACACAATCGCAGTCGCGAACAGGTACAAAAGAAGCGTGAAAGCAATGCTGAAAATTACCGTAAAAATAAAAACGAGGTAAAAACCTCCGATTCAGATGACTTTCAGACGGCTGAATCACGTCTGAATCGGGACAAACACCAGAACACCAGAACACCAGAACACCAGAATGAATTATCTAAAGATAATTCAACTCCCCCTACCCCCTCAAAGCCTGACTTCGATGGACTGCTCGACAGTCTTGAGCGTATTTACCCGACGAACAGGTTCGACGGGAAGACCTCTCAGGCTCGAATGCAGTTGGAAATCGAATGGCCCAAGATTGTGAGAGCTGCCGGCGAGGCTGACCCGTGCGAGTTTCTTGAAGCCAAAACCCGAGCGTATGTCGGGGCCACCGAGGAACGGTTCGTGAAGACGTTCAGCCGGTTCATCGGCGGGGAACTGTACGCACGCAACTGGGAGAAACCCAAACCGGAGACCCCAAGGGCCCGGCAAGTCCAGCCGGTCAAGTCCCGCAGCCAGCAGAATCTCGAAGCGAACATGGCGAAAACTTGGCAGTACATGACCGAGGAGGAGCGTGCCCGATACTCGCAGGGAGGTCTCAATGCTCAGCAAGGGTGAGGCGGCGGCGTTGTTGTCGCTGATTAACGCGCATCACGGCAACGCGCAGTGGGATGATGTTCAGCTTGACGCGTTCCATTCGGAACTGCGTTCGGACATCACGGCGGTAGAGGCGCGTGAGGCCGTTCGACGCTTCTACGCGGACAACAGCACGGGTCGCTGGTGCGGTTCCGGCGACATCAACGGCATCGTCCGCAAGCTGCGCAACGATACGAAACCGTCCGAAGCGCAGATAGGCCGGGAGTGCGAACGTCTGGGACTGGTGGAAGATCAGGCGTGGTTGTATCGCCGGCAGCGCATGATGGGCCGTTCCTCGGACGAGTCTCGCCGGGTGGCGTTGACTGCGCGTGACCCGTTGCGTTTGCCGCCCGCGAAACCCAAGCGCAGGCGTGAGGGCGGTGGTTTCAATCCGGGTTTGGGCGTGACATTGGACGAGGTTCTGGCGACACGCCGTCCGGCTGAACAATGACCGGTTTGATGGCATAATTAAGAGTTACTGACACGTCCGAGACCTTCAAAAAAACCGAAGGTCAAGGTTACTATTGTCTTTTTCCACTGAAAACACGAGGCTCTGCCGCTACCACGGTTGCTGGCGGGATATCGTCACCGACGCGCCGTCGCCGCTTATCGGACATGGCGTCGAACCGAATCTGAATCTCCTGTGCGACAAGCACGCCAGCCAGTTGACCGGCGACCTGCGATGGTTGGAACGCAGTCTGCCTGACCTGTGCGAGTATCGCATCAACCGCGCCTACGGGCACAAGAACGGTGGCGGCGGTCAATCCGGCACTGCGCCCGCACCGTTACGCGAGGCCCTGCATGATCTGCTGTACGCGGACGATGACCACGGTTATCCGGGGTTGCAAGGCACGTTGTACGAGTGGGTGCGCAGTCTGAAGATCAATCTGCCCGAGTCCACGCCACTGTCGGACATGGTTCGCCGTATCGCCGATCATCCGAAACTCGTGGAGCATTCGAGCACCCCTGTGTATGCGGAACTGGTTCACAGTCTGACACGCAAGCTGCGTCGTTTCCTCGCGGACGATGACGGGGAAACCGTATTGTACGGCTCATGCCCGGCCGACAAGTGCTTGGGTCAGCTTTCCTGCTATGCGGACGCGGAGACGGCGAAATGCCCGAAATGCGGTTTCAGTATGCCGGTAGCCCTTATCAGGGCGGAACGGGTGAAACGTCTCCTCCAATCGGAGGCGGTGAGAACCCGCGGCGAACTGTTGGACATCATCAAGGCGTGCGGAATGCGCGTGAACCGCAGCACTTTGCGTAGTTGGATACATCGAGGCCAGTTGCCCCAGCAGGGCGAGGATGCGTACAGCAATCCGCTTTACCGGTTCAGTGACTTCTACCGTCTCGCGTCCGGCCTGTCGGAGGACGCGGACGTGTGGGAGATCATGCAGGTTTCGCAAAACCAATCCAAGGAAGGAGACGACAAGTGAGCAATCAGATTCAACCATTCGACTTCAACGGCATTCAGGTGCGTGTCCTAACCGATGAACACGGCAACCCGTGGTTCCTTGGAGCGGACGTATGCGCCATTCTCGGTACGGCCACCAACCATATTCGGGAATACCTCGATGCCGATGAAATCACCAATATCCGTACTACGGACATTGCCCAGAACGGCGGCAAGGCACCCGTTTTCGTGTCCGAGTCCGGCCTGTACTCCCTCGTGTTACGCAGCCGCAAGCCCGAAGCCCGCGAGTTCAAACGCTGGGTCACGCACGAGGTGCTGCCATCGATTCGCAGGCATGGTGCGTACATGACCGAATCGACTTTGGAAAAGGCAGTCACCGAACCCGACTTCCTTATCCGGCTTGCCACGCAAATCAAACAGGAGCGGGCGGAAAAGGAGAAGGCCCAAGCACAGGTCGAACGGATGCGTCCCAAGGCATTGTTCGCTGACGCTGTGGAAACCTCGAAGACCAGCATCCTTGTGGGCGACTTGGCGAAAGTCCTGAAAGGCAATGGCGTGGATATTGGCGGCACGCGCTTGTTCGCGTGGCTGAGGGACAACGGATGGCTGATGAAAACCGGCAGCTCTCGCAACATGCCCACGCAGAAATCTATGGAATTGGGATTGTTCGAGATCAAGGAAACCACCGTGGTTCACTCGGACGGTCACACGACCATCAACAAGACACCGAAAGTCACGGGCAAAGGTCAGACGTTCTTCGTCAACAAGTTCCTCGGACACAGGGAGATTACTCAATGAGCATCAATCTTGGCACCACGGAAGTGGAATTGAGCTTGTACTCCAAGGCGCTTCAACTAGCCACGTTCACCGTGGAAGTCCCGGTGGTGGGCGAACTGGAACCGGACAGCGTGTTCATAGGCGACGACATGCAGCCACGCGCGCACGTGACAGTGACGCTGCCGCCCGACGGTTCCGTCGAAAAGGCCGTTAAAGCCGGGGTTTATGCGTTCCAGAAGGCGTTCAACGAGTCGATGGAATCGAGGAACGTATGAACTGGCTGAAGCGACTGCTGCACTTGGAGGAGCCGGAACCGGTCGAAAAACCGGAACCTGAACCACCGGTAGTGGAACCATGCCCCATCTGCGGACTCGTACCCAAACTGAAGCATGTGTGCGTCACCCGCAACTACCGCGACTACTGGCTGGAAAAAGACTCGTGGCAGCTCTTGGAATGGTGCGATCACGTCGAAAGCATCCTTTCGTTCGCCTCGTTTTTTGAAGACGAGAGTGTTCAGAAGTGGAATACCGGTTGCAGACGGTTGAAGGCAGTGGTTGACGAGCCGGTTCCCGAATGCCCTGTCTGCGGGGAGAAACCCGTCGTGCAAACGGACTCGGAGTCGGATATTCCCCAGCTTGTCTGCTCATGCAACGAACTGTTGAGCAATGTGGAGATAACAAACGTCTATAAGCGCAAACGCGAGTGGATACGTCGTTGCGTGGCGTTGAAACGCAAGCAGGACAACGTGAGTGAAATGGAACAACTGATCGGAGAAACACAATGAACGGACATTATTCGGTTATCACGAATTTCGGCTGTCATTGGACATGCCCCTACTGCATCGTAAGGAAAACCGGATTGAACGTGCCGGTGACGGACATGCAGGCCACGCTGCGGACCATCAGCCGTGAAAGCGAACGCCACCCCATGAGGTTCCTGAGCTTCAGCGGCGGCGGAGACCCCCTGTTCCCCATGCGCGAGCCGGAAGCGTCGAAACGTGTCGCCTTCTACCGGGAGGCGATACGCAGGGCCGGAGACTGTCTTACGGAAACCGAGATGCACACCAGCTACTTCCAATGCGGACGCAACGTGGCTCAAGTCATGCAGCAGGTCAGGTTCAGCCGCGTGGTGTATCACATGCGTCCCACGAGCTTGTCCGATGACGTGGCGTTGGCATTGCCCCGCAAATGGTTCGACGGTCAGAAGGTGCGTGTCGTGTACGTGGTCACTCCCGATTTCACGCCGGAGCGTATCGACCGGATAGCCGGTCTCGTGGCCGATAGCAACGTGGTTGATGAATTGTCGTTCAGGCAGAAGGTCAACCCTGACAACACCATCGACCACACGTGCGAGAAGTATCTGAAGGCTGGCCATCAAAAACGCTGGTGGTACATCCAACAGGATGATTACAACATGTACGTCGTGAACGACCGGCTTTACACACGATTCAGCGATATCGGCAAGGAGGACCACAGGTGAGCAAGAAGATTCGCGTCGCATGGGAAGACCTACAGCCTGGCGACCTGATTCACGTCAAAGGCAGTACGAACGTGTACCAGTTCATCCGCTTTACGGAAAACAAGTGTCAGGCTGAGGTAGGCACTTCTGGAGTCTGCGCCGGTTGGGGAGGGCGGAAAGTCCGGGACAATGAAGGTAAAGTTCGTTACTGGTTCGAGACAGGCCCGACAGCTATGCTCGTGGTCTCGCTCCTCGGTTTCGCCTATGCCACCCGTCCCGCGCCTAAGAAGATTGGGCTGGCTGGCTATTACATGCCGTTTGATTCAGGTGAATACTGGCTGAAAACCTCTTTTGGCTGGTGTCGAATCCTTCTCGTTCTCAATAGGGTTGGCCAGCCCGTTCAGCCGTTAAGCGTGGGATGGTACGACGGAGAAGCGAGTCATTGCCGTACATTCTATTCATGGCACGGAATGGTCGAATACCTCCACCCACGTGAACTATTGACCGCTGAGGAATACTACACGCGCAAAGCCAAGGGGGAACTATGACGACCATTCAGGCAGCAGGGCATGATCGCCTGCTGCAATGCGTGGGCCAGCTACATGATCGTGCACATGCTGACCGCTTCGCTGCATTTGGCCGCAATGACACCCGCATTGACGGAGCAGCTGAACCATGCGCGCAAAACCATTCACGGCGGGCAATGAGCGCGATCCCAATCATCCTGTTCACGCTCCTACTGGGGGCCGTCGCCATCATCGAGAATCGGAGAAAACATTGACCAAGGAACCTGAGACGCTGTTTCCCCATCAGAGGTGCATCATCGACCTGACCGAGTTCGCGCACAAGGTCAGCGTGGAAGTCCGCGTGTACGATACCGAGGAAACCATGCGGAGAGCCGCCTGCATCGACTCGGTGGAATCCTCCATCGAATCCGATGACCTCGACAGGCCGATTGGAGATGCCGCGTTCGAAAACGGTACAGCCGGAATCACCCTCATGCAGTCCGCGACAATCGACACGCAGACCAATGTGGTGAAATACGGGAACTCCCCCATGTGCGTGATCTATTTGAGCCGCGAACACCTGCTGCCGCATATCGTCAGCCATGAATGCGTGCATGCTGCGATGGGCTTGTACAACGCCGAGATTCTCGGATACCGACACAAGGCCAAGGCATGCAAGCACATGACGGTCTCAAATGAGCTTGTCGCATACGTGCAATCCGAACTGTTCCGCTGCGTTATGGAGTTCCTGGCCGATGCCGTTAAAACAACAGAAGAAGAACAATGAGCTACATCATCGACCGAACTAATTACCTCTTTTCCCCTAATGACTCGCCTTACAAGAACGCTCGTCTCGTGGAAGTCCACGAACCGTTTGAACGCCAACTAAGTAAAGGAGTCACCGAGAAAGGCTCCCGCATCGAGAAGAAGTGGATCACGGACGATGACCCGTTGACCGTCTATACGAACGAAGGCCGCATCGTCGTGCAGGACACCGGTTACTCAGAGTATCCCATCGGTATTGAGATCTACGACGATTACCGGGAATAAGAATGCCGTCCTAGTGTGCTTCCATGAGAGGCAGTGGCGGCTTATAACACGCCTATCATAGCTTGAAACCCGTGAAAATCTATTTTTTATTGATCTTCACGGGTTTCAGTGAATGAAAAGCATGTTTTCGTATAATCGGGCCCACGTTTTCCACTTATCCGTTAAAGACCGGCACGTGAATCGTATTCGTATTCGTCATCTTCCATACCAATGAATATCGGCTCCACACCGAACATGGCCTTGAACAGTTCACGTGCGAACACATCCACTTCCTCTTTCGTGGGCTTGTGATCGTATTCCGGCCACGTGTTGAACCCATTCCAATTGCGGTTTATCGGCCATGCGCCTTGACGGGTTTCCAAACGCCATTTTCCGCTGGGCATGTGGACGATGGTGGTTTTGATGGACATGATAGTTCCTCCTGAAAGAATATTCGGGCATGACGAAACATCATGCCTCTTGTACTTGGTTCGCTAATTCCCAGAAGGCCACAAGAGAGTCCCGTGGCCTCCAGCGTATCAGTGTTTTTCGTATTCCTTGCATAGGTCGGCGACGAACTTGGCGAGATTATCCGGGTCAAGCTCATAGTTTTCGCCGGCCTCCCCTGCTTCGTCGTAATATTTCAAGACTTCGCGTAGCGCGTTCTCCATACGTTTCGCGTGCTGCCACCGACGCAACGAGTTCATGGCATGGTCTAATGCCGGGTCATTCGTTTCACTCATTTGATTACCTCGTTTCCGTTGAACCAGTAGCCGTTCTCAAAATCCTGATTGCTTCGCCATTCCTTGTAGTCGAGAACGGCACGAAGATTAGTATCGTCTCGACGGGTCAGTTTCCGTTTCACCGCGTCGATAACATCCTTGAACCATTGCCGGCGCAGCTTCCACCACGTCATACGCTCGTAACGCGCTCGATAATCGGCCGTGTAGCCGAGGAACTTGTAATAATCGTTCATTTGACAATCTCCTGATTCCAGTCCAGCATGTCGCCGGTCAGCCATTCGCCGCCACTCGAAACACGCGCGTACAACCACGCTTTATAGCCGATTCGAGCCGCCTTATCGTGTTCCAGCCATGCTTTCAGCCACGTGAAACGTAGTTTCCAGCCGGGTATGCGTCGCCACAACTCCTTGTTGACGGCGGGGTCGAAACGCTCATAACGGTAGATTGCGGTAATCAATTCGCCCACTTTCTCTTGACATGAGAGCCGTCCTCGTAATCGGCGCTGACCATATCGTTGTCCAGTTCGTCAATGTCCAACAGGTCTCCAACGCCGTTTTCGTCAACCCAGTCGCTCAACTGGTTGAACGTCAAGCCTTTCGGCGCGGTGACGTGACGCTTCTCGATCTGCGTCACGCGCTGGTAAATCGTGTAGACTTCGGTTTCTTCATCCATGATGGAAACTCCCTTGTTATTGTCCGGTAAAACGATTAACGGGATAATAGACAGCTCTAAAGTCCCGTCTAAATGCTGATTTATGTGAAAACCGCACCATAGAAAGCCCTATGATGCGGTTCTAAATGATGGTTTCTATAAGAATGACCCCATAGAACAAGTCCATGAGGCCATGAAAACGATAACGGCTATACGCTCCGCCTGTATGGTGGAATGTCCAATGTGGCTTTCAACCCGTCGTTAACATGCTCCGCGTCCCTCAACGAGAGTCGTCCGAACCATTGTAGCAGTTCGCTCCTGTTGAAGTAGAAGCGTTGCGAACAGCGCACGAGTGACGGCTTCAACAGCCCCTCGGCCTTCCAGTCGAGCAGCGGCACGTCACCGGCCTCATCCCAATCAGTGTTGCCGGTTATCTTCGCCACGATACCCGACACCAGATCACCGTCAACCTCGGTGATAACCACCGGACGCGGCTTCCCGATACCGGGATGGTCGGGAAACTCGACCCACATCAGCCACACGTCATACAGGCGCGGTTCACTTGGCGTACTGGTCATAGACATCATCCTCCGGATCATCCCAATCGGCGGGCAGTATCACATGGCCCTTCTCCGAACGCTCGAACATGTATGCATTGTGAACAGGCGGCACCGGATAACCGTCCGGCGTGTGTCGCGTCGGCCTGAACGGCAACCCGTTGTCCACCAGAGACTGGCGTAGGAACATGTTGACGGCGGTGCTCAGGCTCATGCCCATGGAATCGTAGAGCGCGGCGGCACGCGCCTTGACATCATCATCGACATTGGCGACCAGCTTACCCATAACAACCTCCTTAACGGTTAACAGATGGTATCAATCATATACCATATTGGGTTAAAAGAATGGAATGCAGTCCAGCGGAAGTGAGGAAAACGCCAGGCGGCAAGAACTTAGAACAGCGGCAAAGCAAACCGCTTGTCGGGTAAATCGGTGGCGTTCAATGCCGCCAGAATCAGGTCAGACGTGTGGAGTGGAATGTTTGCGCGTACCGCCGCGATATTATCCGGCGTATACGCATAGCCAGAGGACTCCAGAACCTCACGAATCTTGCTAGTGGGTATCTTGACTTCCATCATTCCCACCCCAGCATGTCGTCGATGCACCAGCCGATAGCGCACCTATACCGGTCATACGTGGTGGAATACTTCTGTGAGAACGCCTCACGCGCCCTCTTGTCGAGCATGTCCAACGACAAACCGGTTTCGGCTATCTGCTGTTCCGCAGTATCGAAGTCCGGCGCGGTGTATGGCTTGTCCAGCTTCAGCATGGCACGACGGCGTAAATCATCGATAAAACCATGCTGGCAGTCGAAGATATCCGCCACGCTATCCGCGTTATCGGCGGCCATCTCGTAAGCCGCCTGCAACAACAGGCGTACGGCTTTCTTCCGAATCTCGCTCATGTCACGCCGCCTTAACCCACTTGTCGCGGACGGTAGCCACGTAATCGGCCACCGCCTTTTCCAACTGCCTGTCACTGCCACGCTCATAACGGGCACGGTAGGCGACAACGCACCTGCCATTGGCCGAAGCAACGTAGGCCACCTTGCGGCCCTTGCTGGTACGGAAGTGACGGATAGGGCCCAAACCTTGCAATTCGGGGCATTCCTTAGCCATCATCAGGTCAGGCATCGTACAATAGGAGACGGCGAAACTGTTCACCTTCGGCGGCACTTCGGGAATCTCCTGTGTATCCGGCGCGGGTTCATCATCCATGAACTCGTCTTCCAATATCGCGTCCTCGGGCATAGGCACCGGCCACTGAACATTGCTCGTGAAGCGTTCCTCCTCACACTTCCAGTTTGCATCGATCGATGGGTGCGCGACAATGCCGCCAACCGTTTTAGCGTCCATTCCGGTAGGTACCGGCACCGGCACTGTCTTCATACGCTCGGAATCGGGTATGAGCATCCAACCATGCTCAAGGTCAACGGAGCTTGACCTCATGCCATTCAAAAAGTCCTCATACTGGACTCCCTTGGCCTGAACATTCCACGCCGTGCCCTGCGAAGTCTGGGAAAGTGACCAGACTCGTCTAACCCGAGCGTTCACATACCGAACATCATATTTCGAGCCATCCTTGCGCAACCGCACCCACATGCCGCTCACGGCATTCACGTTACGCGACGGGTCATTGGTCAGCTTCTTCATTTTGGTTTACCTCACTTGTAAAGATTCGATTTTGATTGATTTTCTGGAATGAGTAGGCGGCTAGAAGACTCTCAGCATTCACCCTCTTCGGTGGCTTCGGTGTAGAAAACGTCGTCCATTTGGTCATTGTTGAAACGCTCATTGATGTAATCGGAAATTGCCTTACCGGTATCGTCTTCGTTAATTAGCTGACTAATGCGGGTATGGCTCACACCGTTACCGTCCAAAATGTAAGCGTCTTGCGCCCAACCATCTTCATGCTCGAAAGCCTTGTTATATTCGGTTTCCGTCACATATCCCCAGTCGCCAAGGCGATAGATGCCCTCATAGGGTTGGAAACCGTCATAGCGCGTCAATGGCGATAGTTTTTCGTCAACACGTTCCACCATGTCGGCAACATCTTTAACGGTAATGGACATTTTGAATCTCCCTTAAACAAGAGGGGCACGGCCACAACGCCATGCCCCACAACGATTTATTAACGATGGACTCGCACCATGTAGCCCCTACCCCACGGGACTAGCTCCACGGGATAACCTTTGGCCTCATAATGCGATTGAGTGGCAACAGCCACGGGAAACGACTTGCAACGGTAATGGTCAATCATGGTCGATCACTCACCCATATACGCAACTGGGTTAAGTTGCATGTCGATACGCCGCCATGCCCTGACCAATTCGGCGGTAGGCGCGTACCGTTCAACAGCCGACCGACTACCGTCGTACCGTGCGGCCATATCATTATCAAAACCGATAACAGTATCGGCCATGATATGACGCGCCTCTTTCGCCGTAATGGCCTCACAATGCCAATTGCCATCAAACACGTCGTCGGCAACCCAAGCGTCACGCTCAGCCCTCGACTCGAACACGTAGAGGCCACCCGGCCATGACCCGTCATCCCATGTCGCGCCGATACCATAAGCCCAGCGGAAAGCGTAGAAGTAGCGTGCCATCATGTCACCGCCTTAAACTCATGCGATTGGATGAAATCGTTGCGACTGCATACGTTCTCAGGCGGGAAAAAATTACTCGGCCAGAACGTGAATGCACCGTCCTTGAAGTAGCCTCCTTCAATCCACTCGAAACGCTTACGCCGGACACGCCGAACGGTAAGCCAGACGGTATCGTATTTATCGAACGTCACCGTCTTGTCAGTGGCTTTGACGATAACGTAGATGTCGCCGGCCAACGATTGGGCCAACCAGCCAACGTGGAAGTCGCTTGGATTCAGTATTTCTTCAGGCATGGCACACCTCCATTAGTGTGATATAGGATCTATAGGTTTGATTGATTGAAATTGCCCGAATGGGCGGGAAGCGCGGATTAATGCGCCGCGCTATCGCAGTCAAACTGTCTTAACGAAAGATTCGGGCATGTCACGCCGGAACGTGTACCCGTCGAACATATCGCCGTGCATCTCCTCAACGGCGAACCCATTGCCGCGCATGAAGTCCAGGAACTCACTCATGCCCATGCCGCCAAAGCACAGCTCATACCCGTAATCGAGTTTGTTGACCACGCGCGTGACCTGACCACTATAACCGGTGTTCACGTTCAGTTTCGGCCACATCATGAGTGTCTGCATAAGCGGGTTATCTTTCAACGCTAAATCAACTGCCGCACTCTCCTTGTCGTATCCACAGCCTGACACGGTACCGTTAGTGTAGTCGCCGCGAATGCCGGCGAGGTTGGCCCAGACTTCGGCACGCGGGTTACTCCCCCACATGCGTGACCTATGCCAGTCAACGTTAATCCTGAAAACAAGTTCCACACACATTGTGAATCTCCCTTGAATTGATGAAGCGCGGAGACAGCCGCGCGACTGAATGAATCTGATTGAAAGACTTAGTAGCGTTCGTCGATTAGAATGCCGTCTTGGTAGATGTACAGGCCGGTACCGCGTCCGTTGCCCATTCGAGCACTATCCCAGTAGCAGAGTCCAGCTTGACCCGAGCCGTCTTCGTTCTCACATTGCGGGATGTTCGCGGTATCACTACCGCAAGCGGACAGGGTGAAAAGTGTGATTAACGCGGCTGAAGCCGCCAGAATTTTACGCATGGTTCCTCACTTCCATGTGAGGCGTGCTAAGATAGCACAGCCTCGATTTGATTGATTGGTTAGAGAACTTTCAACTTAAGGCACGCGGCTAGGTAGTTGGCGCTACTTAGCCGCATTCTTTTAACGCATCAGGTCGCTCGGTTGGCAGTTGAGTGCACTGGATATCTTCAAAGCGTTTTCAAGAGTCATGTTCCGAACGTCTCGCCGCCCGGTCTCATAACTGCTGATGATTGTTCGCGCTATTCCAGTGCGCTTGGCTAGCTCAACTTGTGTTAAGTCGGCTTGTTTGCGCAGTTCCTTAAGTCCCATAGGCTTACCCGCTTTCTCTAGTAGTAGGTAAACCAATTATGACAGCAAAATGTATCATTTGCATGTAGGGAAACACTGTTAAGTTCTCAAACTTGCTTTTGTCTTGCCCGATTGGGCTTGATAATTGATAGCATAACGTATCATTTTGGTTTAAACAAATCGGCGTGTCGGAAAACCAGCACGCCGAACAGCTCACACTGACGCGAACTCACGCACCAGCGCGTGCCGCATGATGTCATCAGCGGACACGCCACGACGTTTAGCGACGGCATCCAACATGGCCGACATGTCAGCGCTTAACGAAAACGTCCGACTGACAGCATCCGCCTGAGCGACAGGAACGACAGGCCCGGAATACACCGCACCCGGCCTTCCGCCGAACTCGCCGTTATCCGCATCGTCGGCCCACTTGTCCAACATGTCATCAGTGACCACACGGCCACCCTTCGCAACAAAAGACATGACACTTCCTCCTTTACAAAAGTTTCAGTTCCCGCAGCACCTTCGGCGTCGCACGCATGGCATGGAACACATGCCAACGATCCGACTCATCTAGTACCGCCACCATTTCCAGCAAACGCCCGTACTCGTCGTATCCAACCGCCACATAACGCAACGGGTCGGTATCCTCACGCGCCATAAACCGCACGACGTTCGACCATGCCACGCGCACCGAATCAGCGGACACGTCGGGATGTCGAGTCTGGATACGCGGGTCAACGACGATATCGCCAACCGGCACGGCTCACCACCTTTCGATATAACAGGTTCCAGCGTATCCCGTCCACCTTGGGACACGCTATGAGTGCCTAGACTATGGGATAAACCCAGTGAGCTAGGCCGACTGTGTACAAGGCCCACAGTCAGGCGAAGAATTGATTAGGGCACACACCTAGCTTTCGCTAGTGTTTTCTTTCGACTCGCTTGGAGCCTCAGCAAGCGCAAACATCTCGGATAAATCGTTAGCCATCTTGCGCCGCCCCAACGCACGTAACCATTTAACAGCCATCTCTAACGTCATGTTTTTTGTATCGAGATGCCCATTCTTGTACTTGGATACCGTGGTACGAGGTATGCCGATTTTATCGGCTAACTGTTGATTATCCAGATTCTTGCTGTCTTGCAATTCCCTGTAGTCCATGGCCCACCTCGCTATCTGTTTCAGTGGGCCTAATTATACCTTTGGCTTATTCGCAGACGGAGTTTCTGATGCCATCGCGCCGCGTTCTCTCAGCGGCCCCCGCACTACTCGCAAGACCTCTGCCTTGCTTCATTATCCCTCACCAGTCCTTGACTGGGTATCGGTAACACTATTCAATTCTCAAACTCTCATGTCACTCGGGATAGCTCTCACCTATCACCGGGACTTCGTGCGCCGCTGGGACTCGAACCCAGTACCCGCCTATCGGCGGCGCTGTCAGTAGTTGAGCTCGGCCCACACTCGGTCGAACTTGCGGTAGAGCTCGGCGGGGTATTCCTCGTTGTCGTCCATCTCGATACCGAGGGCTATGGCCGTGATGTCCAGCACGTTGTCATAGGTGCAGGGCTTGCATACCGTGGCCAGGTCTACCGCCGCTCTAAAGGCTTTGGCTTTAATCTCCGTGGTGTTCATCTCGGGGTTCCTTTCTTGGTGTTCCGTGGTTGATGGCTATCACTATACGCGGTCCAATACTGGAACGCAAGTCAGTAGCGATTTAACCACCCGTAAACCATTGCAAACACTAGCTTCACTCCTGTCTCTTATACACATCTCCGAGCCCACGAGACCGATCAGTATCTCG